AGCGCCTGCCAGTCTGTACGGGTTTCGAAGTTCGGGGGGTGGTGTGCTGTGGCTGGATCCCGAGGACCGATCGGCAAGCAGCCCGAGCAGCGCCGCCGGCGGAACAAGCCGCAGGAGACGACGAAGGCCCGGAGCACTCCGAAGGCGACGACGAACTACTCGCGGGTGCCGGTTCCTCGGGTCGACTCCCGATGGCATCCCGTCGCGAAGCGCTGGTACCAGGCGCTGAAGGGATCCGCACAAGCCCAGCTCTACGAGCCGTCGGACTGGGCGCTCGCCCAGGTGCTCGCCGAGTCGATCAGCCGTGAACTCAACCCTCAGAAGATCGTCGTCGGCAAGGGCGACAACGCGAAGGTCGTCGAGATCTCGATGCCGCCCCGGGGTGCGTCGCTCGCCGCGTGGCTCAAGGGGATGACGGCGCTCATGGTGAGCGAAGGTGATCGCCGCCGGCTGCAGCTCGAGCTCCAACGGCCTGACCCGGCCGCCGCCGGAGTGGAGGGAGGCGGCAGTGTCTCTTGGCTCGACGATGCTCGCTCCCGTCTCCGCGACGGCGACACCGGGTAGCAGGCTCTCCACACTCCCGGTCGGTGAACCCGACCGGACGCTCGGCTGGATCGCAGCCGAATGGGCCGAGACGTGGCTCATCCAACCGAACGGACCCCGCGCCGGGCAGCCGTTCCGCCTCACGCGCGACCAGCTGCGCTTTCTGCTCTGGTGGTACGCCCTCGACGCCACGGCGCAGTGGCTGTTCCGCCACGCCGTCCGCCGCCTGGCGAAGGGATCGGGCAAGTCGCCGTTCGCTGCGGTGCTGTGCCTCATCGAGCTGTGCGCACCGGTTCGCCTCGACCGCTTCGATGACCGGTTGCCAGGCGGGTGTCGAGGCAAGCCTGTCGACATGCCGTGGGTGCAGATCGCAGCGACCGCTGAGAGCCAGACGAAGAACACGATGCGCATGGTGCGGGCCTTCGCACCCAAGGGCTCCCCGATCGTCGAGGAATACGCCCTCGACCCCGGCAAAACCCAGTACTACAAGGGCGGCGACGGTCTCCTCGAGATCATCACCTCGAGCTTCACCGCCGCCGAGGGCGCCGAAGCCACCTTCGTCGTCGGCGACGAGTCCGAGCACTGGAAGCCCGCCAACGGTGGCCCCGACCTCGCATCGACGCTCGAGGACAACCTCGCCAAGTCCGGCAACCGCATGCTGGAGACCGCGAACGCCTGGGTGCCCGGCCAGGACTGCGTCGCCGAATCCACGTGGGAAGCGTGGCTAACCCAGGAACTCGGCCAGGAATTTCAAGGTGCTGGCCGCATCCTCTACGACGCCCGACTCGCACCACCGGCCACCGACCTTGACGACGTCGAGTCGCTCACCGAAGCGCTCCGCTGGGTCTACGGCGACTGCGACTGGAAGCGCGACACCGACGGGCTGATCGACGTTCGCCCGATGCTCGAGCGCATCTGGTCACCACGAGCGAAGCCGTCAGAGTCAAAGCGAAAGTACCTCAACTGGCCGACCGCCGCCGAGGACGCGTGGGTGACCTCCGAGGAGTGGAACGCCCTCGCCGACCCCGACCGGGTCGTCGCCGACGGCGAGGACATCGCACTGTTCTTCGACGGGTCAAAGTCCCGTGACGCCACAGCGCTCATCGCCTGCACCCTCGATGGGCACGTGTTTGTTCCCACCACCGTCGACGGACGCTCCACGATCTGGCAGCCCGACCCGAGCCACGACAGCACCGACGAAGTCAACGTCGAGGACGTCGACAACGCCCTCGACCACATCTTCGCCACCTACCTCGTGCACGGGTTCTTCGCCGACGTCAGGGAGTGGGAGAGCTTCACCAAGCTCGAGTGGCCCCGCCGGTTCCGTGACCAGCTCGCCATCAAGGCCGTGCCGACCGGCAAGGACCCCCACCCGATCGCGTGGGACATGCGCTCACACACGTTCGACTTCACGATGGCCTCCGAGCTCGTCGAAGCCGAGATCCGAGACCGGCTGTTCACCCACGACGGAAACGGGCTCCTCGCCCAACACGTCATCAACATGCGGCGGCGCCCCAACCGGTACGGGGTATCGGTCGGCAAGGAATCCCCGGACTCCCCGGCGAAGATCGACGCCGGTGTCTGCATGATCGGCGTCCGCATGGTCCGCCGCCTGGTGCTCGCCGCAGCACCGCAGAAGAAGCGCTCCGGGCGAGTCATCGGTGTCCGCTGAACAAGCCGGGAGGGAATGCTGATGCTGACTCCGAAGGAAGCGAACGAGCTCGCCGCCGACCTGATCAAGGACCACTCCGCTGAGCGGGTCCGGTTGAGCCGACTCACCCGCTACATGCGCGGTCGCCAGGCCGACCCGTATCTGCCCGCCGGCACCGACCGCGAATACCGCCAGCTGGCGCGCAGTTCCGCCGCCAACTGGCTGCAGCTGGTCATCAGGGCTGTGTCACAAGGGCTGATCGTCGACGGCTTCGGCGGCGAGAAGGACTCCGTGGTGTGGGTCGACGGCTGGCAAGCGAACGGTCTCGACGCTCGCCAGCAGCCACTCCACGACGCAGCGCTCGTCCACGGATACGCGTTCAACCTGCTCATGCCCGTCGGCGATGGTGTGTGGATCCGGCCGGATTCAGCGACCAACGTCGCTGCCCGCTACGCGAATCCAGACGATGAGTGGCCGCAAGCCGCTGCCAGGTCGCTGTCGAGGCACGTCGTTGAGCTCTACGACGAGACGGCGCAGTACACGCTCGTCGGCACGCTGGGCCGTTCTGAGGTGTCGGTCGTCGAACACAACCTCGGCCGCACCCCCGTCGTTCGGGTCATGTCGGAGCTCAGCCTGCTCGGCACCCCGCAGGGCGAGATCGAGCAGGTGACTCCGATCCAGGACCGGATCGTCGACGCCACGTTCAACCTGCAGATGGTCGCGAAGTACGGGGCGTTCCCCCAACGGTGGATCGCTGGCATGAAAGCCCCAGTGGCCGACGACAGCGGCGACGTTCCGATCGAGTCCCGCATCCGTGCCTACGTCGACTCGATCCTCATGGCAGAGGACGCCGACACGAAGTTCGGCCAGTTCTCCGCCGCCGACCTTAAGCAGTTCGTCGAGGCGCTCGAGGCGCACATCCGTCACCTCGCAGCGATCACCCAGACGCCGCCGCACTACTTGCTCGGGTCGATGGTGAACCTCTCGGCAGAGGCACTCGCCGCTGCCGAGTCCGGTCTCCAGCGCAAGATCCGGTCCCGTCGCGAGGTCATCGGAGAAGGTTGGGAACAGACCCTCCGTCTCGCTGCAGTGATCCTTGGTGCCGATGACGTCGCCGCCGACGTGACCGCACAGGTCCACTGGCAGGACGTCGAGTCCAGGTCCTTGGCCCAGACCTCCGACGCGCTGCTCAAGCTCGGTCAGCTCGGAGTGCCAGCCGAGAAGTTGTTTCACATGATCCCAGGCTGGACGAAGACCGATGCTGACGACGCCGCAGCGATGGTCAACCGATCCGGCGGGCTCCTGGACCTGGCCCGGCAAGCACTCGACGCACAGGTCTCGCCACCGCTCCCTGACGAGTGATGGCGGCCAGCCCTGCAGCAGCACGACTCACCGAGCTCCACCGCCTCGCTCAAGCTCGGCTCGGCGCACAGTCCGCAGCCCGCGTGGTCGACGCCTGGCAACTGATCGACGTCCGCCGACTCGACGCCACCTCCGCCAGGTGGCTCGGCATCGTCGCCACGATGGCACGAGCAGACGCCCGGCAGTCATCTCTGCTCACGATCGAGTACCTGCGAGCCTTCCGAACGATGGAGATCGGGACCCTCGAGGGCTTCACGCCGCTGCTCGCCGACCTGAATGAGACCGCTCTTCGACAGTCGCTCGTCGTCACCGGCCCCGTCAGGATCAAGGCAGCGATGACCCAGGGCATACCGCTCGCTCCGGCCGTCGCAACCGCCCAGGCGACCTCAGCCGCCTCCGGCATGCGCCACGTCCTCAATGCCGGACGGACCACTCTGATCGACACGCTCCGTGGCGACTCCAGATCCCACGGCTGGGCTCGCGTCACCGGCGGCAAAACCTGCGCCTTCTGCGCCATGTTGGCCGCCCGAGGCGGCGTCTACGGAGTCGACACCGTGCACTTCGACGCCCACGACGGCTGCAGCTGTGCCGCCGAACCCGTCTATGACCCCGACCGATCGATGCCCGCCCAGTCGCAGCGGTGGGCCGACCTCTGGGACGAGGCGAAGCACGCCTCCGGCGACACCGTCTCGAACTTCCGTCGACTCGTCGACGGCGCATGACCGCGGTCCCTGGAACGGGGACCACCCAACAAAGGAGCAGCCGGAATGGCTGACGCACCACCCACGCCCGGAACAGGCGACCCGGATCCGAACCCACCGGACCCTCCGAATACCGACACCGACCCGTCCCTCGACGATGTGCGCTCGGCGCTGCGCAAGTCCCACCAGGACAACGCGACGCTGCGCAAGCAGATCAAGGAGTTCGAGGACCGGGACAAGTCGGAGGTCGAAAAGCTCCAGAGCGACATCGCCGAGCGGGACGCCCGCCTGGCCGAACTGCCCCGCCAGATCCGAGCCGACGTTGTCCGGTTCGCCTCAGCGGCAGCATCGGCCGGGTTCGTCGACCCAGAGGACGCACTCCTCAACCTCGGTGACGTCGACCTCGCCGACAGCGACGCAGTCGCGAAGGCACTCACCGAGCTCGCCGACCGCAAGCCGCACCTTGTGCGTCCGCAGACCGGACCGAAGCCCGCCACCAAGGTCCCGACACGCCCCCATGCACCGTCCGGGCAGCCGATCGGTGGCGGTAGCGACGATCCGCACGCAACGGCCAAGGAACGGGCCGCTGAGGCGCTCCGAGCCCTCTCCGGCAGCCCCCAATAACACCCCGAGGCCGGTCGGTCACGGGTCCTCAACCAAGGAAGGAGCCGGCTCATGGCCGACATCTCTCGAAGTGAAGTCTCGACGCTGATCGAGGAGGCGTACTCCCACACTCTGCTGGAGTCCGCGAAGTCCAACTCGGTGGCCCTGTCCGTGTTCCGCACGATCAACATGGGCACCAAGACCACCAACCTGCCCGTCCTCGCGACGCTGCCAGAGGCCGACTTCGTGACGGAGTCCGTCACGGACGCCGCTGGCACGAAGCCGACGGCGCAGGCGACGTGGGGCAACAAGCAGCTCGTGGCCGAGGAGATCGCCGTGATCATCCCCGTGCACGAGAACGTCATCGACGACGCCACGGTCGACGTGCTCGAGGAGAGCACCAAGGCCGGCGGCGCAGCCATCGGCCGGAAGCTCGACGGTGCGGTCCTCTTCGGGATCGATCAGCCCGTCACCTGGACCTCCGACAGCCTCATCGCCGCCGCCCAGAGCATCACAATCGGCAGCGTCACGGACGGTGAGGACCTGGCCGGCTCCGTGCTGATCGCAGCGGAAGCCGTCGACGTCGCCGGCTGGGACCCCAACCTGGTGCTCGGCCCACGCGGGCTGCGGTACCGCCTCGCGAACGTTCGCGACGCCAACGGCGCCCCGATCTTCCAGGCGAACCTGTCGACGGCCCCCGGTGACGGCGTGATCCAGGGCATCCCCTCCTCGCTCGTGTCAGGCCGGGTATGGGCCCGCGACGAGGCCGAGGCCATGGTGGTCGACTCGGACCGGGTCATCATCGGTGTCCGTCAGGACATCACCGTGAAGCTCCTGACCGAGGCGACCGTCGGGTCGATCAACCTCGCCGAGAAGGACATGGTGGCCCTGCGGTTCAAGGCCCGCTACGCCTACGTGCTCGGCAACACCAGCAACGACGAGTCGGACGCTCCCAACTCGCCGGTGGCGAAGATCGTCGCCGGCGGCAGCTGATGGCATCACCAGCGCTCGCGTCTCCGACCAAGCTCGTCT